TCCTTTCTCTTATCTGAAGGGATTCAAACCGAATCAGTTCGATGTCCTGCGTCTTCGGACTTGGTTCTCGGGGTTGGGCAAAGTTCGCCCCGTCTTGAGTCGCTGCATCTTGGTTCTGGTTCCTACGGTGACGCAGTTGCAGCTTGGTCGGAAAGAGTTCTTTCGAGGACGCTCTTTGATTGGCAGAAAGTTGCGCTCAATGGTCAGTTGACTCATGACGAGAATGGCGACCTGATGTTTCGTGAGGCGTTGACTTCATGTGCCAGGCAAAATGGGAAAAGCGTTGCACTCACTAGCCTTTGCGGATTCTTCTTGACCGACTGGTCAGCAATGCGCGGTAAACCAATGCATGTTCTTTCGGTTGCCAACAAACTTGATCGCGCGGTTGCAATTTTCAATGAACTTGCTCCGGTGCTTGAGGCACAATTTGACGGTCATGTCACTTGGAGTTACGGACGCAACAAAGTTGAGATGCCGAACGGGTCAACGTGGGAAGTCCGCGCTGCGACCCCGAACCTTCACGGCGGAACCTACGATCTGATTGTTGTCGACGAAATCTGGAATGTCTCGGAAGAGGTCTACTTTGACGCGCTCCGCCCGTCGCAGATTGCGGTCAAGTCTCCGCTCCTTTCCTCCTGGTCAACTTCTGGCGATGAATCTTCAAAGACAATGCAGCGTCTTCGCGAGGCAGCGATTGGCGCGATAGATCAGCAGAAGCAGACTCGTCTGTACTTTGCCGAATGGAGTCTCCCGTCGGTTGACCCAAACGACGAAATCAATTGGGGCTACGCCAACCCCGCTCTCGGGCAGACCATCACCCTCGAGGCATTGCAAGCAGCTGCGGAAACTCCAGATCGTGCAGCGTTCCTTCGCGCCCACCTAAATCTGTGGGTTTCGTCGGCGGACGCTTGGATTCAGCCTGGAGTCTGGGACAAATTATTCACCGAATCCGACTGCCCGACAGGGGGCGTCCTTGCCGTCGACTCATCTACAGGCGGAGAAAAGTATGTTGGCATTCGTTGCGGACTTACCGAAGAAGGCAACATCATTGCGACAGTCCAGTTCTCCACAGAGTCCCTTAAAGAAATGTGGGTCAAAATTAACGAGGCAATGGAGGTAGACCCGAAGTTGCGTCTGGCAATTACTCCGGCACTCGATCTACATACTCCAGACAAGTTGGAACGGCGACGTCAAATTTTCGGCTACGCCGAAGTACTGAAATTCACAAGTCTTACCCGCTCGCTCATCCTCGAGAAACGCATTTACCACCGAGGCGAAGAACTTCTTGCGACCCATGTCAACCGCGCCGTCCTTGCCCGCGCTAACGGTCAGGTCGTGATCAGTAGCCAACGCTCCCCTGGCCCAATTGAGGCAGCGCGACTTCTGGTCGTTGCAGCCGCGTTAGTTTCCCGCCCGTCAAATACTGGACGCGCAGCAATGGCGTTCGGAAGGTAGTTGCATTTGCAACTAGTTTGTGGGAGACTCCAGTCGTGGCGTTCTTCTCCCGAAAAATAACTACTGCTGAGTTTGCATCTTCGCCAATTAAAGCCGCTGCCGGTGTTGGCAGTCTTGGCGTCCCACCGATGTATGCATGGTCTAGCGGTGCATTTGAGCAGGTCGCCCTTAGTCTCCCGACTGTGTCGCGGGCGAGAGACCTTCTCGCCTCGACCATCTCAAGTCTTGAGTTCCGTCAAAAGGTCAAGCAATGGAACGGCACCGAGTACGAAGAGATATACGTCCCAAATGAATCGTGGATGGAAAATCCTGATCCGAAAGTTCCGCGCCAGTTCATCCTTGCCAACACCGTTACCGACCTATGGATGACGGGACGCGCATTCTGGGCAGTTACCTCCCGTAACGCAACCGACGGTCGCCCAATGTCTTTTGAATGGCTACCCTCCGCAAACATTCAGACACCAAATCAGCAAGGCCCACAGTTCTTCGGAATGCCAGACGAAATTGAGTTCAACGGCATCCAGTTAGACCCCAACGAAATCATTACTTTCCTCGCACCGACAACTGGTCTCATGTATTCAGGCCGACGCTCCGTCAGCATCGCAACTCACCTCGATCAGTACGCAGACCGCGCAGCCACAATCGAAACCGTTCCTGGTTATCTTCAGCAAACTTCAGCAGGCGAGACAATGTCCGGTGAAGAACTCGGAGACTTGGCTGCACAATGGGCGCAGGCTCGCCGAGAAGGAAACGTCATTGGCGCGTTAAACAACTACGTCAACTTTGTTGAGTTTGACCGCGACCCGTTAGAAGTCAACGCAGCACAGCGCGAATACCAAGCCCTGGACCTTTCCCGTATGTGTTCAGTCCCCGCGTACCTCGTATCGGCCCCGACTCCAGGCGCATCCATGACATACCAAAACGCAACGCAAGCCCGTCAAGACCTCTGGCTATTCGGCGCGCAAATGTACGCACATGCAATTGAATCTCGTCTCAGCATGAACGACGTCACCGCGCGCGGACGCTATGTCTGTTTCGACACCGACGACCTTCTTGCCGTGGGCGATATGCACGACGCTCTTATTGAGCCACAAGTTCCAGACCTCGAGGAGATTCCTTCATGATCAAGTTCACCGCCGTCCCCGTCACCCTTGACGCTGCAGCTGGAGAAGATGCACCGCGCACCATCACCGGCATTGCAGTCCCCTGGGATACCGTCGCAACCGTCTCTGGCGGAGAGAAGGTCATGTTCAAGCGCGGAGCCTTTGACTTGAATGCAAAGCCCGCGCGACTTCTTGAAAACCACGACGGACGCCCAATCGGCATTGTCAGCGAACTTGTCGACCTCGACAACGGCCTTGGATTCTCAGCAACCTTTGCTCGCTCAAAAGCAGCCGACGACGTCGTTGAACTCATTCAAATGTCCGCATACGACTCAGTTTCCGTTGGCGCAGTACCCAAAAAATTTAAGTACGACAAGAACGGCGTCATGATTGTTTCATCCGCCGATCTACAAGAACTTTCGGTCGTCAGCGTTCCGGCATTTGCCGACGCGGTCATCGAACAAATCGCAGCCTCAGAACACGACCCTGAGGTCGTTGAAGAGGCAGACGAACCCCAACCCGACACAAGTCTCCAGGAGGAAACAATGTCACAAGAAACCCAAGTCGAAGCCTCCGCGCCCGACGCCATCCCAACATCACCAATCTTTGCTTCAGCCAAGAAAGACTTCATCATGCCTTCAGCAGCCGAGTACATCTCAGCCGCGTTTGTTGGCGGAGACCAATGGCGCGCAATGAGCGAAGGCATTCGTGCAGCTGCACCAAACGTCCTTACCTCAGACATCCCAGGTGTTCTTCCACTTCCAATTGTTCAGCCTGTCTACAACAACTTCATCGGTCGTCGTCCAGTTATTGACGCAATCGGTGCAAAGGCAATGCCACAAGGCGGAAAAGTATTTATCCGTCCAGAAGTAACAACTCACACTTCAATGGGCGTTCAGTCAACCGAAAACACCTCACTTACTCAAGGAACTTTCGTTGTTACAGACAACCAAGTGACCAAGGGCAGTTACGGTGGATTCGTTACCTTGTCCGAACAGAGCATCGACTGGTCACAGCCTGAGATCATCAGCCTTGTCCTCGATGACATGGGTCGCATCTACGCAAACGAGACCGACAACGTCGCAGCAGACAACTTGAAGACAGGCGCAACAGTCACTCAGAACTTTGCCGCCGCATCTTCACAAGATCCCGCTTACTGGATGTCATGGATCTCTAGTGCAGCACAGACAATTTTGTCTTCAAGCAACGGCAACCTTCCAACCCACATCTTCGTCAACCCTGAGTGGTGGGGATCGCTCATGCAACTGAGCGACACAGCGGATCGCCCGTTGTTCCCACAGATTGGGCCAATGAACGCATTCGGTAATCTTGCACCAGGACAAGTCAACGGCGTTGCCTTTGGTTTGCAGGTTGTAGTTGACCGCAACTTTGCAGCAGACACTCTCATTATCGGTGACGCATCTGGCTACGAAATCTTTGAACAGCAGAAGGGCGCACTCAGCATCGACGTTCCGTCAACGCTTAGTCGCACAATCGCATTCCGCGGTTACCTTGCAACGCTGATGATTGACTCAAGCAAGTTCGTCAAGGCTGCGTTCGTCTGATTCAGGCGAACTCTTAAAGGAACTGGAAAATGGCTACTTACGATCTCGCGTTTCATACGCGCCTCGATGGGTACGCCATTTTTCAGACCTTTGTTGAGACTGGCATACAGGTCGGGGACTCCGTAACAGTCACAGGCGCAGGCCACGGATTCAACGCAACGGCAACCATTGTCTCAACACAAGACTTTGAATTCATCGGGGTATCTGACGAGGGCGACCTTGAATTTGACTCCGATGTAATTCGTCTTTACCAGTTTCTTTATGTCAACGCAGGCTCGGACTTCACTCGATCTACTGCTACCGGCACAGTCACTTTTACGCCAAGCGTAAGTTGGGTAAATTCTAGTGACGTAACCAGTTGGCTCGGCATCGACGTTGCAACCGCCAACGACACGGCCTTCATCACGGTCTGCGTTAATGCTTCAAATAATTACATATTTCGGAAACGTCGCGAAGCCGGATACACCGACTCGCAATCGACGGTGCCAGGTGCCGACGTCAAACTTGGCACAATCATGTACGCAGCAACCCTTTACCGCGAACGCGGATCAGCAGACTCTTTTGCCTCATTCGACGCCATGTCTTCAATTCCCATTCCCTCAACTATGGGACGCATCATGGCTCTCATTGGTTGCGGAAGGCCACAGGTCGCATAATGGCTGCAACAGGAATCCTCGTCGACGCAGTCAACGCAATCAAAACACAACTCACCGCCCTCGGTCTCAAACCAGTCACAGACCCGCGCAACGCGCGCCCAATGTCTGTCATGATTGAACTTCCTGTCATGACTTCGTTCACTTACAACGTGGGCGACTTTCGCATTCCAGTCCGCATCCTTGCAGCGCCCCCAGGCAACCAAGACAGCGGAGACTATTTGATGTCAACAGTTGACACCATCATGAACTCGTCCATCGCAGTTACAGACGCCCGTCCAGGCAATGCAAACTACGGCGGGCAAGACATACCCACATACGATCTCACGGTGGCAATCGCCGTGCGTAGAAACTAAGGAGCCACCAATGGCAACAGCAACATTCCTGTCAGGTGCAACCTGCAACATCACCCCAACCGGCGGATCAGCCGTCGACGTGTCGGATCAACTCTCGAAATGTGAGGTCATGCTCGGCTTTGAACTCCTCGAGTCAACATCGCTAGCAGATACAGGCCGACAGGCAACAAAGGGCTTGCAAAGCGTCGCAGTTAACCTTGACCTTTATCTTTCATACGGCGCAACCGAAGTTGAAGCACTTCTCAGCGCAATCGTCGCTGCGGGTTCATGCACAATTGTTGTTTCCCCATCTGGCACGACTGAGTCTGCAACAAACCCTGAGTTTACGATTACGACGTGCACATTGGATGCCGCTCCGGTCATCATGTCGTCCATCGGCACCCTTGCCGTGGCCTCAATTTCGTTCTCTAACGGCACCTGGGCACGAGACATCATCTAGAAAATAGAAGAGGGAAACAATGAAAATCCGACTACAAGTAACACCGATTGAAGGCGACCCCTATGAATGCGAAACGAATCTATTCGTTGTCGTGGCATGGGAACGCAAATTTAAACGACAGGCATCCAGTCTCGCAAACGGCATCGGCGCAGAAGACCTTGCATTCTTTGCATTTGAATCTGCACGAGCTGCGGGAATCACCACCCCGCTCGCCTTTGACGACTTCATCAAGAAAACAAAGTCCATCGAAGTCGTGTCGGAGGAGTCAGCAAGTTTTACAGAAGCGGCAGTTTCCGACGCTCACTAGCGGAGGTTCTTGTCGCGACTGGATACTGGACACCCGACATCCCATTCGACACAGACGATCTCTTCACGGTTGTTGACGTGTTGAACGAACAAC